AAACTCATTTAGTCCACGTCCCCACCAAAACCAACAAGCACTGTAAATAGATCCATCTTTGGAACACAACTTATCCGGATCCTGAATCAGTGTGTCATCCTCATAGAGATCCTGACTACAACGAGTATAGTTATCGCGACCAGTGATCTGAATAATTCCGCGACCACGGAATCTCCATCCGTCACCGCTGCTTTCAGGGCCGTTGTTCATGCGACCACCATAGACTCGATTGGCGATTTTTTCTGGTTGTCGTGCATAACCCGCTGTACTTTCTGGAGTGGGAAAGTATTTCCGGAAAATCTTCTGCAAACCATCAGCACTGTAATTGAGATTTTCCTGCAATACCGTAAACTGTCCACTTTCGTGAGCACACTGAGCCATAAAAGCAGCCACACGAGGCGCAGTGGTGATTTCGTAATCAGGAATAATCTGATCCAGATAATAAAACCACTCATCACATTCTTTGTTGCGTGGCAACATTTTTGCCAAAACTTCAGCAGTAAAATTACATTCAAAAGGCATAATTGACGCTCCTGTGAGTATTTATTTTGATAGGTTCAAAATATTAAAGCACAGATAAATCTGATATCAATAGAATTTTACAAACTAAGCTATGTACTTTGGACCAATGGAACTGATGTAATTTCCAGATATCGCTGCCAAAAAAATCAATTGAAAAAGTGGTTACAAAACTATGACGCTGCACTAAGTGAAAGTGCTAACATGTTCAATCACAAATACAGGCGTTTTTGGGACTGTGGTAATTGGGTTTTAAAATTCTAAAAGATTCTAACATAAATACACACGAGGATGTAGAGTATGTTAGAACAAATACAACAAATGGTACAAGAATTGAGTCCCAAAAGTTATGGTAGATGGATCGCCAGCAGACCAGACTTACTACAATGGATTCAGCAGCAGCAACAAGATCTAAATACAAAATCAATTTCTGAAACTGTGTATTGTGTGATTAATCAGTGCAAACCCACTATGTGTGCTTGTGGTCAACCTGCTGTGTTCAACTCTGTGGTCAAAGGCTACAGAAAATTTTGCAGCCTAAAGTGCCCACAAAAGGGTCAAAAACACAGCCAAACCGTTCAACAAATGTGGACTGATTCTGACAAATTACAGCAGATGGTTGAAAATCGCAAAAAAACTTGTTTGCAAAAGTATGGGGTAGAAAACGCTGCACTACATCCAGACATCAAAGAAAAGACCCGACAAACTGTGCAAGCAAGATGGGGTGCTGATACTCCGTTTGAAAGTGAAATAGTACAACAAAAAGCTGCACAAACAAATTTGCAAAAGTATGGCGTGGGAAAGCCACTTCAAAGTAAGGCGATTCAGCAAAAAACTAAAGACAGTTTTAAGCGCAATCATGGATTTGCTAACAAGATGCAATTGGCTCGTGCAGCTTGGGAAAATCAGCATGGTGACACTAACCCATTTGAGATTGAAGCAATCAGGAATCGTGCTTTTGATACCATGATGAAAAAATATGGAGTTAAGTATGCATTTCAAGATCCCGATTTATTCCAAAAACATGTAAGCACACATTTACAAAATTGGGGTCGTGCTAATAACGCACAAACGCACTTATCTGACGAACAATATCAAATATTAAACAACCCTGAACAATTAAAAGCGTTGCTTGAAACAAAATCGTTAAGCCAAGCAAGTGTAGATACTGGTATTAGAAAATCCTTAATACAGCGTTATCACGATCGATATCACATGGATGTTATCCCCAAGCAAAGCAGAAGCAGTTTTGAAGACGAAATTTCGAAATTTTTAGATCAGCACAACATTAGCTATCAGAAAAACAACAGAAAAATTATTGCTCCTCTAGAGTTAGATTTTGTAATAGATGACCGAATTGCTATTGAGTTTAATGGGTTGTATTGGCATAGCGAGATTGCTGGTAAAAAACACAGGAAATACCATCAACAAAAAATGCAGCAATGTGAGGCAAAAGGTATTACTTTGCTGACTATTTGGGACGACGAGTGGAGTGAAAAATCACAAATTTGTGAATCAGTTATTTTGTCCTACTTAGGTAAAAATCAAAAAATCGCAGCTAGAAAATGTGAAATTAAAGAAATCTCCAATGCAGAAATCAAACATTTTATAGATCAAAATCATTTGCAGTCTCACAGTAATGCTAGTGTTAATCTTGCGTTATTTTATGAAGATCGTATTGTTTGCGCAATGACGTTTGCTCATTCACGTTATAACAAAAATGTAGAATGGGAATTGCTTAGAGCTGTTAGTGAAATAGGATGTGTTGTACAAGGTGGAATGAGTAAGTTATGGAATCACTTTGTTAAAAATTATGCACCTAAATCAGTGGTGAGTTACTGTGATCGCAGATGGTTTACTGGAGGTATTTACGATCAATTAGGGTTTATAAAGAAAGTGAGCGGTGAGCCCACATATTGGTATACCAATTACAAACAACGTTTTCATCGAAGCGGTTTCACAAAGAAATCGTTAATTGACCGTGGCGCGGATGCTAATTTGTCTGAATGGAGGATCATGCAGCAATCTAAATGGGATCGAGTTTGGGATTGTGGTCAGGATACCTGGATTTGGATTGCATAATTAAAATTTAACCACAAAAAGCCGCCCATTGCTGGGCGGCTTTTGTTTTTGAGGTATTAACTCGGTTAGATGAAGCTGATGTTGCTCATTGTGATTTCACCAACATAATCACCGGCATTACCCAGTGATGATGCTGTATTGGTTAGTTCCACATAACCATAACGTGTCATGAAGCTCACAACTGGTTCAAAGCTGCTGGGATCCAACACAACGCCACTGCTCATCAATGGGATGTATGGGCAGTAGAACGCAGCAGCATCGCTTTCGCTAGCACCCTTGTATCCTACCAGCACAGCAGTATTATCGCTAGCATAAGTGTCAACGTAAACCTTCATTGCACCGTTCAAAGTACCAACAAACTTGGTGTTAGTTGGGGCTTCGAAAGTACCTTCAGTTGTACGAGCAAATGCTGAAGTTGTTGCGCTCTGGAGCACAGTGAGAGCCTGTGGGCTCACAACTGCCCAGTTACCAGCACCACGGCGGGTGCGCTGAGCAATCTTGTTAGCAACGCGGTTGATCAACACAGCCAGGGCGGCATGTTCGTCACCAACAAATGTTGCAGTACCACTTACATTCAACTGGTTGAAAACTTCTTCAGTTGCAGCCAGGGCACGCAGGCTACCCAGGATTTCCTGATCGATTTCAGCAGTGATTTCCTGAGCCAGGGCTGCCATGATTTCGGCTTCCACGTCAATGCCGTGCATAGCCTGTGCATCCTGAGCAGCTTCAAATGTCCAACGTGCGCTCAGCTTGCGAGTCTTGGCTTCCACCATCTGCTTCAGGATCTGAACGTTCAGCTTGCTTCCAGCAACGCCTTCAAGTGCGCTGGTAGTAGCAGCCTTGCCAGTGGCAGTGCTGCCGCTGTAAGCAGTGGCAATCTTGAATGGGCTCAGTGCTTCGTCACCAGCAGTGGTGTCGGTGTCGAATGGAGCACTGGCTGTGCTGTTTACACTTTCAGCGTAGCGAACACGCAGAGTGTGGATCTGACCCACAGGGCCAGTCATGGGCTGGACGCCCACGATTTCATTAGCAATAACAGTGGGCATCACACGGCGGATGACTGGTAGAATCACGCGATTCAGCGTAGCGATGTTACCAGCAGCAGTTGCTCCAGTACCAGCAGTTTCCACCAAATACTTGCGAGTATTTTCCAGCACCACACTCATGTTGTTGCGGCGAGTTCCCTGCAAGCCTTCTAGCAGGGCGTCCTTGGTGTCATTCCAACGACCTTCCAATAAAATGTTACCCATTTTCTAATTCTCCTTAAGAATTTAACCCTGCCAGGCGTTTGATGTCGATAATGTTGTTCTTATCTTCATTGTTCTTGGCAGTCTTGTTGCCTGTGACTTCGGTCTTACCTTCAGTAATAACAGTTTTCTTACTGGTTACTTTGTGGTCTTCATTTAGCACAGCAGGCAGATACTTGTCGAAAGCAGTGCGCAAATTGGCTGTTTTAACACTTTCCAAGAGTTCCTTCATCACGGTTTTCTTCTCACGGTTTAGTGGTGCCAACAGTTCATTCAACACTGTTTCACGTTCACGACGTTCATTGAGTGCGCGAATTTCTTTCATTTTGCTTTCCAGCACAGATTGCTTGTCAGCAACTATCTGTTCAGCTTTGGCTAGTTTTACGTCTTTCTGTTTGATAATTCCGTACAGTTTACGCAATTCAGCACTTTCGTTCAGTTGTGTATTGCTGAACTCACTAGCAAATGCTTCGAAAATTTTACGACCAAAGTTGTTTTGTTTGGCCTCTGTAATGTCTTCTCTGAGTTGTGACATTTCAGCCTTGAGGTGTTTGGTAACTGCTTCTTCAACAGCACGGCTGCTGCGAGAAACAAACTTCTTCTTGAGATCGTTCAACTGATTCTTGGCTTCAGCTACCAAACGCACCTTGGTTTCCACCACAGCACGCTTGTCCTGAGCAAATTCAGTGATTTCTTCAGCCAATGCCTGGAACACAAAGTTCTCCAACTTTGCTACAGCTTCCTGCATCTGCTTGCGATCTCGGCGGAATTCTGTAATTTCTTCAGCTAACTTATTGGTCAAAAACTGTTCAAATCGTGAACTTTTCTGTTTCATTTCGTTCACTACACGAACTCGGTGTTCAGCAATGGCCTTTTTGTCAGCTTGAAATTCAGCAATTTCATCCTGAAGAGTTTCAGTTACCATCTTATCAAGAGCTTCAACCATCACGCTTTTATCGTGTTCATAACGGCCAGCAAATTCTTCACGAATTTCTGCACGAATGGCTTCACGTGCTTCAGTCAGCTTGGCTTCCCAGGCTTCGTTGATTGCACTTCGAGTTTCTTCGTTTAATACACCGCTATCCAGCAATGGTTTTAGAGCTTCAAGCATGGTATTCTCCTACAATTTTAAATCTTGAATCAACTTTACTATTTCATTTTTGAAATACTTTTGTACTCTTGGGTCTTGCACTGATTCCTGTGCCATACCCCAAATCTTGTTTCCACCACGCATATTCATTAGGCTTTCATATATGGCTTTTGGGTATGCATGGGGAGCACTGGGTTGGGCTACTACGTCCACAGTAATGATTTCAAAATCACTAACATGACCGTTACTTTCGTTAACATTACCACTACCTCGACTACTAACACCCAACTTTACGCCTGACTCTGTCATGGTTTTTACTAAATTTCCCATGGGAGTTGGCAAAATCTTTAATTTACCAATACCACGACTACCTTCCATGTAAATCTCAGTAATCATATGACTCACACGGTCCAAGTTAATTTTAAGATCACTAGGGTGATCTAACTCTCCCAACACACCACCATGCTCTCGTATCTGTTCGTTAAGTGTCTTAACAGCTTTGGCAATTTCATGTGCTGGATAAATTCTCTGATTGGCATTTCTGACATCACCTTCAATAAAGATGCCCTTCATGTACAAATTTTTACCACCCTGAGCTTCGTCCACAGACTCCAATGTAACACTGGCGGTAGTGGGATTCATGTATTCATATAGTGGTGTTTTATTCATTTATCTGAATCCTTTTACTCTTAAAGGCAGGGTGGTTTAATACCCTGCCTTTACAGTACGAAGTCATTGCGGAGTTGTTATTTCTTTGTGCGTGGTTTACGTGATTCTAGTACGCTGTCCTTGTTGGTTCCAGCTACTTCTTTAGATACGGGCTTTGGAGCTTGGCTCTTGAATGCAACCTTGCCAGCAGCTTTGGGATCATTTACGCCCATGGGCTTGGCGCTGGGAGCAGTACGGCCTTTTTCAGTTCCGCCCTTAACGATGTTAGCAGTAGTACCGCCCATGTCGTTCTTTTTAGCCACAGTGCTGTGCTTGTTAACAGAACCTTCTTCACTAGTTACAGGCTTGGGGGCTTTTTCGGTGTATTCGCGAATAAAGGCTTCTTCAACTTCTTCTTCCTCTTCTTCGCCTTCCTCTTCGTCTTCGTCTTCTTCATCACTCATGTCTTCATCATCTTGTTTGCTCATGAGTTCACGAAATTGTTCTTCAAGTTCTGCCATTGCGTCTTCTAAGCTAACTACGCGGTCTTCCATGTCTCCGTCGTCGTCGCCCATGTCGTCGCCCATGTCGTCGCCCATGTCGTCACCTTCGGGTTCCATGTCGTCGCCCATGTCGTCGCCCATGTCGTCACCTTCGGGTTCCATGTCGTGATCCATGTCGTCACCTTCGGGTTCCATGTCAGCTTCCATAGTGAAATTGTCTACTTCTTCGGTTTCTACTTCATCAATAAATTCACCAACTCCTTCTTCCATTTCTTCTTCTTGTTCAAAAGATTCATAGATGTTGCGGCTCTTGGCTACAACAATTTCGTGAAAAAGTTTGCGAGCATTGGTTTCATCACTGTTAATGATGTATTCAATTAGCTTTTCAAAATTACGTGACATAGTTTCTCCTTGCAATGATTCGTAATGGTATTTACAACAAACAGAAATAAACTAGTACTTTAAGCAGAAAAAACAGCATTTTCTGATTTAAGCAGTGGCTTTGGGTTTATACTGGCGCTGAACGTCCGCCATTCTTTTTTCTTCTTCGTATTTTCGAACGTCATTCATCATTCTCAAACTGTTGATGTGAGCTAGAGTAAGGCGAGTTTTACGAAGATCACTGAGTGTTGGGATTGAATGATCCTGCTGTGCATCATTAAACCCTAGTACTGATTTGTCATAAATTTCTGCAAGTAACATAAAATTATTTATACCTCTGGTGTGGCTGCTGCACCACCTGCTGGGGCTTCAGCTGGTGCTGCTTCGGGTGCCGGAGCTTCAGCACCGGGTTCTGGTGACGTCAATCCGGTGATATCGGATTCAATACCAGCAGGACTGATGCCCACATTTCTGAGATTGACATCATCCTCTACAGAATCCTCAGCCTTGAGATTTTCTTCACGCCATAGCTGAGTGTTTTCCAACATTTCCTCTTCGCTTAGGCCCAGATAACGCTTGAGCAAGAATCGCTTGCTCATGTAGGGCACAGCTTCCAGCTGACTAAAACTGGATATTTTCGCAGCATCCAGCTCTGATTGACGATACTTGGCAAAGTTTTGTGGTTCATTCATCTTTAGTTCAAACATCGTATTGTCTATGTTCAAACCACGCCACTTCATAAATGCCTTGAACTCAGTGTCCAGCGTGGCGCAGAGCAGAGCCTGTAACCTCTTACAATACTGATTAAACCGATGTTCTTGTATCAGTGCTGTTGCTACTTTGCCATCATTGTGTATTGCTGCACTGTCTTCAGCGCCAGTGGGCAAATAGCTGCTGGGAATTCGCAACCCTCTGAACAGCTTGTTGGTAAAGAACTTCAGATCATCAATTTCGCCCAGGTTTTGTCCGCCTGGTAGTGTTTCCACTTTGCTACCACGCCCTTCAGCAGTCTGTGGGAAGAAGTAGTCCTCGTTAATACTCAATGGATTGTAAGTTGAGTCCATGAAGCTCTGTCCACCGCTTTGTGTGGGAATTCTGCGCTGATGTATTTCGTTCTTAACACGTTCCACAAATGCCATGGCCATGTGCGCAGGCATGCTACCCACGTCAATGTAAAACACACGACGTTCTGGGGCTCTCTGCACACGGTAAATCACAATGGAATCTTCCAGCAATTCCTTTTGTTTGTACACTTTAAAGATGTTTTCCAGAACACTCTGCCCAAAAGGCCAGTTACTATCCAGGCCTTCAGTCAAACTCAGATGTACTATGTGCTGAGCTTCAATAGCCACCTCTTTTATCCCGTGTGCAAAACGACTGTTAGTGGTGTAGGGGTTATTGGGCATGTTATATGCAGCAGCACCATAACCACTAGTGTTGGGCATGGTGTGGTAGATGTTATCAGCAGTGACCTGAGTTACTGTTAGGTTTTCAAAGTTGGGATTGATGTTTCTTAGAATATACTGTTCAGGACGCTTGCCATCGCTTTCATTTACAATGATTTTAACCACATTGGTCATGTCTACCCAAAACATCTTGAAGGTTTCTGGATCACGCAAAAATACCTGATCACCGTACTTCAGAGTGTTTCTGAATATCTTGAACATGCGTTTGTCCAGTTCATTAAGAGAACACCAAGCACTCAGCTGTTTTTTAATAATGCTGACTTCAGTTTCAGTGGGTTTGTCTTTGAAGAACAAATCAAATGGTGTATTGTTCTGTTCGTTTTTTTGAGTACAGAATTCACTAATGATGTCCAGAGCACTATTTACTTCGCTGTCAATGTCCATGGCTTCATATTGGTTATAGCGTTCCAGACGATTAGGGTGTCCCATGTAAACTTCAGGCAATAGACTGCCGTAGTTTTGAAACTTGAAGTTATTCTGAGCACCAACACTAGCACCATTGATCGGGCTCAACACTCCACCAGATGCTGCTTTGAAATATTTCTTCCAAGACATTTATTATTTTTCCTATGTGTTATTTATGCCAAATCCATGTGCTCTGACCGCAATCCCAAATTCGATCATATTTTAGTTGCTGCATGATTTGCCATTCGGTTAAATTTTCACTGTTTTCGACGAGAGGTGCAATTTGTTTGCGCTGAAATTGCATCCTGTTCAAACGTTGTTTATAGTCTGTGTACCAATAACCCGTTTGTGTAGACTGATATTTAAATCCCAGTTTATCATATACTTGACCAGTTCCCCAACTGTGATCACAATAACTTATTACACTAGTTGGGTTGATTTGCTTTACAAAAAACGCAAACATGCGACCAGCAGCACCAGGCACTGAACCTGCTGTAGCCAATCTAATCAATTCCCATTCGTATTTTTTAGAAAATCTGGGTTTTCTAAAACTCATTGCAGCTACTAATTGATTTTGACATTTTAATCCCACGTGATATCTTGCACCTGCTGATCCCTGTATGTGGTGTTGATCAAAAAAATCTGCCGACGCTTCGGGCGTCATCCATTCAACTGTGCATTTCCTGGCTGAAACTGTAGATTGAGATGCCTTTAACAAATAAGTTAATCTCTGTTTACACTGGTCTTTTTTGAAATTCCATTGATCTTCCCAAATTGTGATCAAATTAATTCCTAGTTTAGTACACTGTTGATATTTGTTTGTGTGATATTCTTTTGTTCGCTGTCCAGCAATCTCACTGTGCCAATACAGTCCTGAACATTCAATAGCCAATTGTTTTTGTGGAATATAGATATCAAGCTCTTTACCTAGTAGTACTGATCGATCACTACAAACAAATTCAGAAGTAATTGATTGAACAAACGCTCTGACTTCAATTTCAAACTGTGACAGTTGTGGCTTAACAAATAAGGATTCAGCTGAATATTTTTTGCTGTACAAATACACTGTATGAGGATGAATATTCATCTGAGAACTCATTTGTTCTCTGGTATGTGTTTTTGCATACTCGCAAAACTTTTCAGCATTATCAAGTATATCCAGCACAGCCGGGTCCATACCAATTCGACTGGGGGCTGACACTGAATATTGTGTTTCAATTGTGTGTTTTGCTTTTTGGATCGATGCAGCTTTTTCTTCTGCAGAACGTAAACTCTGAGTTGCAATTGATTTTGCTAGAATATCAGCATTTTGTAACGGCCTGTTCACACCATATTTTTGTTGATTAGTTTGCTGTTGTTTGAGCAAGCATTGATCTGTCTTCATGTGATGATCGATGCCGTACTTTTTTATAGTAGTTGCTTTGCGTTTTTGTTGTTGATGCTGTTTTTGTTCAGCTGTGCGCAATTGATGAGAACTCAACAACTTTTCTTTAATTTTGGGGTTCTGAACCGGATAATCTACCCCATACTTTTGTTGATTGGTTTGTTTTCTTTTTTGCTTTACACCAGGCACTGCGTTCACAGTGTCAACACCGTATTTTTCTCTGAGAGTAATTTTTTGATTTTGCATGCGTAACTTGCCTACACATGCACACTTATTACCCAGAACGCATCCTGCTCGATAACCCAGTTCCCAAGTATTAAATTGACGTTTGTTGCCTTGTTCACATACTGGTGGTTCACCGTTGATCAATATCCACAATCTTTCACTTAGATTTTTTGGATCATATTTGTCTGTTGTTTGAGTTAGCTGCGCTAGCAAATTAGGCTGCTTTGATAATACAACAAAAAATCCTTTGGAGCTTTTGCCTTCAATTAATTGAGTAATTTGATCACGCAACTTGGTCATACTTGTATTTATACAGCAGTATTCGTTTCAGTTAATTTAACTATATTATAGTGTTCTGCCGTTCACTGGACTGAGTTGACCACCAGCGTTTGCTGTTCTGAAGTATTTTTCCAAGACATTCTTTTTTCCTATTCAGTATTTATTATCAAACGTTTTCTGCGATAGTATTTAAATACCCAACAGATTTGACCTGAATACTAATTAATTCTCTGATTGCTGCTAGCAAATCAGAATTATCGTTAGTAGTCAAACTGGGAGTTGTGATGGTTTCTGGTTTAGGCAGTGTGTCGACGGGGAAGCTGTCAGTAACTTCTTGCAATAATTTATCCATCTGTTGTTGCGGAGTCATTACCATTCTGCCAGCGTCCACTGGGGTTACCATCTCTGTCCCATGCATTGTTACAGGAAAACCAGACTCTGGACCAGAAAATACACCACCCTCTTTTGCTTGCAGAGGAACCTCAACGTGAAAATGTCCTGCTGTTGCTTTGGCACTGGGATGATTGTATTCATCAATAACGAAGTTAGCACCCATACTCTTGAGCATTTCTGTAATTTTTTGCCCTTGTTCCTCAGAAGGTGCTTGATTTAAAACAAAATCCATAGCAATTCCTTGAGTATGTCTGCTGCTTGGTGATTTTTCTTTATGAAATTTATCGTTGAGACCTGTGATTAATTTGAAACCTGGTATTCCCTCTTGTACTTTTTTAGCAAGTTCGATCAATCTGGGACTTATGCCACTGTCAGCAGCTTGTACGTCACCTTCTTTGATCTTCAATCCCATTTTTTTGAGATCTTCTTGTGATGTTACTTTAGAGTCAGCTGCTGGTGCTTTGGGTGCCCTTACTGAACCCGAAGTTGTACTCGCGGCGCCTGGTGTAGCACTGGCTGTGGCACCAGGTGTGGCGCCAGGTGTGGCACCGGCAGTCACAGGTTGTGCTTCAGTTTTGGGTTTTGCTACTAAGTCTTCTGTTGTGGCTTTTTCTCTAGCTTTTGTTTCTTCTTCTATAGTTTCTTTTTGTTTTTTAGATGCCTCTGCTACTTTTCTCAACTCCGCTGCTGAATTTTTAAATTCTGGACTTAACCATCCAAGTTTTTCAAAAAGGGAAGCCATGAAGTCATAAAAACCCTCTTTCATTGTGAGATAGACACTCATAATTCCATCTTTGACTTCAGTAAAGCTGGGTATCATAGGAGATATAGCGTTGTATAAGTATCCAAATAATTTGTACAAGGTTCCTATTAATATACCAAAGGGTGTGAATTTTAAAATCAAATTCCCCACATTTAAAATCAAATTCCCCACCACATCTACGAGTGGTTTCCATAGCGCACCAATAAGTGGACTGAAGAAATCATAAAATGCTATGACAGCAGCAGTTAACAGAGCAAATTTAGCCGCAGCAAATGCCACCCCAGCAATCAACGGAGCCGCAGCAAATGCCACCCCAGCAGCAGTTGCGGCAAAACCAGCAGCAGTTGCGGCTAAACCAGCAAGCAACGGAGCAAAAGCAATACCCAAAGCTATCAATATGGGTTTCCAGTTATTGGATAAAAATTCAGCCACCCATTTAATCGCCGGCCACACTGTAGTAGTAACAAAACTACTAAACTGCAACAAAGCTGGCATCACTGTAGTAGTAACAAAACTACTAAACTGCAACAAAGCTGGCACCAATGTGGTCATCGTAAAATTACCCAAGTTAGCCAAAGCTGGCATCACTGTGGTTATTAAAAAATCACCAAAACTTTTCAATGTGGGTATTAGTGTTTGATTGATGAAACTGTTGGGATCGTCAAACGATTTTATTAAACCTGTAACTCCATTTTTAATGGTTTCTATAAAACCCAAAAGAGTGGGCTTAAACTTTTCAAACAAAGGCATAATCAAATCATCAAACATTGTTTGTTTGAGTTTTTTCATTGTTTCATCAAAATCTTGTAATGATCTGGTGGTTTTGTCTTGGGTTTCTTGTTCTTTTCTAGCTGCTTCATTCTTTTCTTTTGCCGCAGCTTCATCCATTGTACCGTCTGCTTTGAGTTTATTCTGTGACGCGATTTGAATAGCTTCCATGGAACCCACAAAGGTGTTAACTCCACCAGCTTGCGCAACACTTAAATTGGTACTAAATTGTTTAGCACGTTTCATTACTTCTATTTGACCAGCAGTGGTTGTTTCATCTAGTTTTTTCTTACGTTCAGCGTCATTTTCAATTACATTAGTACCTTTGACTATACCGTCAGTATAATCAGTCATACCCTTCATGGCTCCGCCCATCACTGCCTGATAATTTCTCTGTGCTTCAGTTTGCGGAGCTATACCCAAGATTCTGAGTTTAACCATTTCGGCTCCACTTTCACCAAATTTTGCACGAGCTTGTATCATGGCCTCATTAAGTGCTTTTTGCTGAGTTTCACTCATGCCAGCCATTTTCATTCTAACGGCTGCTTCTTGCATAGTTTTGGCCTGAGCGTCTGCTTGCTCCTTACGAGATTTTCCAGTAAGTTTGGCCATGGCATCCATTTCCTTCATTAAATTGTTTGCCGAATCCGCCATCTGCTCAGTAGTATAACTGTTTCCCTGAGCACCCTGACTAAATAAACTCATAATAGTGGGCAAAGATTCATTAACTTCCTGAGCACTCATTCCCAAAGCTCTTAAATCTTTTCTAACAGTTTCACTAACCTTGGCAAATTTCATCGCACCTTCAGTGACAGTACCAAACTGTGCAAATTTTTCAGTATTGGCGCTTACTGTGCTAGCAAACTGTTCCATCGTCTGTCCAGTCTGAAAGGCAGCACCACGCATCATCATGATGTTGTTATTGAAACTGGCTCCTGACGCACTGACTGTTTCCAACGAATCCACATAGCTATCTAATGTTTTAGTTACTGCGGTCAACACACCAGTAAATATGCCTAAAATTCCACCTATTAGCGGCAAACTACTAACTGATTCATGCAGTGCTTCAGTAAAATCACTTAAACGAGTACCACCCACAAACAAAAATTTAGCAAATTCAAAACCAGCAGACACAAAATCACCCACAACTTCTATGCCTGTTTGTATAACTGCTGCATAAAGATTCGCTTTAGAAGCCATTCCACCAACAGATTTTGCTGCCATGCCTGCTGCACCAGAAAATCCCTGTCCAGACTTTCCCATCATTCCAGCAGCTTGAGCAAAACTGCCGCTTAATCCACCAGTCATGCCACTCATTTCAGAAAAAAGAGTGTCCATTTCTCCGCTCATGTCAGTCAAGCTGGTTGCAGCCGAGGACCCAGCACTGGCCAGTTTACTCACAGAGCCACTGGCGTTATCCACGCCATCTCCCATGTTTTTTAGTTTGTCATTGAAGTTAGTAGCACCAGCACTTAGTAGGTCCATGACCTTCGCAGCTTTTCCAGCACTTTTGGCCAATTCATCAAGGGATTTCTTACTGGCAGGATCCAATTTAATTTTGGCAGACGTGGAGCCTAATTTCTGCACTTCTTTGATCAGATCTTGCAAACTAGATTCTGTAGCAATTCCGTCAATTTCTGCCCCGTCCAACTGATTCGCGGTTGCTTTGATTATTACTGTAGCCACTTTTTAATCCCCATTTTTACCATATATAAATATCAAATACAAAGTTATTTATTGGCGGAAAACTCTATGAACAACCCTAATCCATTACAGAATTTTTTTAGAAAACCCAAATTTAGCATGTCGTTGCCCAGCCGAGGACGTTGGTATCCACCCAACACATTAAAAAGCACCGACGGCTCAGTGGAAATTTTCAGCATGACTGCTGCTGACGAAACCAAATTTAAAACCAACGAAGTTTTGATGAGCAGTCAAGCCACATACGACTTGATCAAAAGTTGTGTGCCTGCTATAGTTGACCCTGAACTCATGCCCATTGTGGATCTGGATGCAGTGTTACTCAGCATACGCAGAGCCAGTTACGAAGATTCTATCACTTTCAAATCACCTATTCCCAATACATCATTGGTAGATGAATTTGAATTGAAAATTTCTGATCTCATAGACACTATGTCTAATGCTTCAGTATCATGGGATGAAGAGCTGAACATCGTGGAAGGCGACAGCACTGTGACTTTTCAGGTTGTACCATTGGCACTAAAGCATTTGTTCAGCACCACACGTCAAATCATGCGCCAGCAACAGCGTGCCGAATCCACCATCAATAACAGCATTGAACCTGATGAAAAACTCAACGAGATCAGTCAACAGTTGAAAACCATAGCAGATTTTGCTGTGAACAATGTAGCTGATTCCATCAAGAGCATCCGCACCAACAGTGGTTTTGAAACCAGTAAGCCACAGGAAATACGGGATCTGTTGTACAAACTGGACCTGGAATATTTCCGAGCCATCAAGAATCATCTGGAACAACAGAAAAAGATAACAGGATTTAAACCGGTTATCAGAACCACCACACCAGAGCAGCAAGCACTGGGTGCTCCAGAGACATTCCCAGCAGAAATTACATTCAACCTCAGTAACTTTTTTGCATAATATGAACCCACTTAAAGCATATTTTCGTCAACCCGAACTCTATATCAATCTGCCCAGTCAGGGAAAATACTGGCCCGAAGGCAGTATCATGATTCCTGTAAATGGTGAACTGCCAGTGTACAGCATGACTGCTGCTGACGATATGCTCATGCTAACACCCGATGCTCTCATCAATGGCAGCGCCACTGTTAATTTGATTCAAAATTGTATACCCAACATACAGGATGCTTGGCAAACCCCCAGTGTGGATCTGGAATACTTATTAGTGGCTATCCGTATAGCCAGCAGTGGAGCAAACATTCAGATAGAAAGTGTATGCACCAGCTGTGATCAAAACAATGATTACAGCATTGATCTCAGGGTATTGCTGGAGCGATTTGACCCATCAGCTTGGCATCAGCCGCTGATACTGGGAGAATTGATGCTCACATTCAGGCCTTTGAATTTTCAAGTACATAATGATTTCGCAAATAGATTTTTTCAGTGCAAGAAAAAACTCAGCCAAACATCCGCAATTGAAGACACAGAGCAGAGAGAACTTATCTCCAGTGAGATCATGAGCGAGGTTAACAAAATTGACCTGGAGTATCTGATATCCAATATCTTCATGATACAAACTAAAACAGTCACAGTAACTGAACCAGAATTTATATCTGAGTTTGTTTTAAACTGTGACAAACGAACATACAATCAAATAAAGAATCATCTGGATCTTCTGAAAAAATCAACTAGATGCGATCATCTGGAATTAATTTGCGATAATTGCGGACACCAGTACAGCTCAGAATTCAGCATGGACTACGCAAGTTTTTTCGAATAAAGCTGCTTCGTTGCGACTCTAACCAAGCAGTGGAGAGACTGCTGGAGGGCATGGAGCGGCAGATAAATTCATTCAAAGAAGATTTGCTCAAGAGCATCTGGTACATGCGAGGATCAGTAAGCTATGCAGACATCATGCAGATGACAGAGAAAGAGCGAGCAATCATTGGAAAAATAATCAAAGAAAATCTGGAAACCACAAAAAAGACTGGACTACCATATTTTTAGAAGATTGGTAATCCAGTTTTTCTTTTCATAGTTTCCAGTCACAATATGCTGCACAGTATCTGGGCAGTTGGGAGATGTGCTACGCACATCTGTTATTTCGCTTGCTTCGCAAGCTCATAACGTTTTTTAAATCTACAGTTCTTTACGTTGATGAACTTTCTTTAGCTGAATACTCTTCATAGATCCTGCCATATTTCGCCCGTCCGCGGGGCGAAATAATAGATGTGGGTAAACCCTTCATGAGTCCACAGCCAATCAATAACAGAAGTATTAGCGGAGGCGGTTGACCGGTACCCCCAATCTTCTTATTCGGCAACAACGCTAACATTATGATCTCTGGAGTACACACAAAATGACCAGCCTCAGTGAGGACGGTTAGCGGTTGCGTCAACGGGACGATGCTTCAGCGGTATTGACAGCGCCAAAGCAACTTATCAGTGGTTGTATCTTTTTCACAGAGCCACTATCGTTTAACTTAAAAAGTCTATTTTTGTAACACGCAAGATCCGACGGCCAATTTTTCAGGCAATCTCAATGCGAGTCGAGCAGCCTCGACCAAACAGCGTTACTATATAACCGGAGTTATTTTGAGATGGTCTCTGAAAGTTCCCTGATAGATTGTTTATTGATTTCGAAGAATGTTTTTAGATCTGAAAAAAACCAAGTTCCATGATGTTGTGATTTATAATGAGTTCCATGAGGAGGTAAAGTGAGTTTTTCTTGTGCCGGGGTGGCTATGAATGTTCCATGATGTGTAATTTTGATGAACAGTACTGTGAGATCACCCTCATCAGCTACCCCCACAGACTGTTCAATCCAATTTTCCAATAGTTTATTAGTGGTTCCTGAAAGTAATTGATGAAATCCAAAAGATTTATAACTTTTACACTCGATATTTAGTCGGTCAAAGCTGGGCCCAGGTATAATATCGCCTTTGAAAGTTCTGATCTGCCCTTCGCTCAGTATCTGTTTTCTGTGAGAGTTTGCTCCACCTATGTAAGAGCATTTTAATTATTAATCTGTAGGCTTAAATTTACAATTTTCGAAATGATATCTTTTCATGTTAGCAGCACCACCTGTTTTTTTACAATATACACATGTTGCTGTTTTTTTCTTATGCCCTTTAGAAGCTTGACTTAGTTTTTCTCCAAAACCATCAGGCTTTGGTTTTCCTTTGGAGCTTTTGCTTATGTTTTGCTTCCAAGCATCAATCTCCTCTTCGGTCATCTTGTAAAAACAAGGTTTGTTAAACATTCCATTTTTTTCCCCACGGTGAATTCTGCGCTTGTCATTTTTCCATTTTAATTTAGTTTCTTCAGTATGTTTCTTTCCAAACATTCCGTTTTCGTCACCGCGTTTTGGACATTTTTCACGCAAAATTTTTTTAATTTGAATGGATTTCTCTTCTCCAAAAAGTCCTTCATATTTTTTATTTTTATTATATGGTTCTTTTCCGTATTGAGGATTGTTTTTTCCTCTAGAATACATATTTAAAAAAGTTTCTCGTTCTTCATCATTCATTAGTCTATGAAGATAATGACTTTCACCTGAATAATACAGTTCATTTAATTTTTTCATCTCATCACTAGATAATAGGGCTCTCCAGTGAGGGTTATTTTTATATCTCTCAGTTAAACTATTACTTATTTTTAAGCGAGTTTCTTCCAAGTGTTCTTCTGGTGGTATAAACTTTATGGCACCAATATGGCGATTGAAGTATTTTGGAGTCGACTGATTGGGCAATTTTGCTCTCAACACGTCTTCAAAAATTTGTTTTCTGACCTCTTCATAAACTAACGAGCCTCTTGTTTTATGTAAGGATTCAATATAAAACAGATAATTTTCTTTTCCTTTACTAGAAATACATTGATTTAATAATTCAGATGAACCAGTGTACGATTTCCAATCAGATTCTTTTTTAATCCTTTTTTTATTCTTCTTACCTTTTACTGTTTTTCTTAAATACTGATGAAATTGCTTTTTGCCTATGTATTCTTTACCTGTATCACATTCAACTATGCGGTAGATAAATCCAAACCATTCATCAATATTAAACTCTTCAGGAAAAATCCAATGTCCGATGTCCATAAAAGCTCCTCATTTTATTTATGTAAATGAGTAGCTTTTATTGGTTTAAAACCCTTTCCCAGCTATTTCCCTTTTGTTTTTGCGGATTTGGCATCACTCATAGTTATGCCGTCTCCTGCAAGTACTGGGTGAAACCATTTTCTTTAATCACCTTGAGTACGTTATTAACTCTGCTGGCCAATTCGTCTTTGTGACTGATTAACCAAACACTGCGATGACGTTCGCGAGTCATGTGTTTGAGAACAGCCATGGCGTTTTCTACTCCAGCAGCGTCCATACCATTATCGATCATCTCGTCAATGAACAATAGATTAATGGGCTGATATAAACTTTCCCAAACATCTCTGAAACTCCAGCTCAAACACAATATTAAACGGGTACTTTCGCCGCGTGAGAGATTCCCCACATCTAGATCTCTACCCAATTCTTCAATTTTTACACTGAGATCGCTCTGGAAAACCACACGATGCGGTAACCCCATTTTGTACAGATAGTAACTGAGTCTCTGATTCAGATAGTTGAGGTTTTGTTCAATGATTCTTTTTCTAATAAAACTGTCTTTGTTAGTGAGCAGTTTCAACAGAAATTCCTCGTGATCCTGAACTTTTTTCAGCTGATTGATGAGATCATAGTTGATCTCCTCCAGTGCATGGGTAGTCATTTCAACAATCTGTTCCTGGTAAGGATCAGTCTGAGTTCGTTGTGCTTCCAATTGAGAATATAATGCCTGAAGATTGCTGCGATGTTCCACAGCATTTTCCACTGAATCATAGATGGTCTTGACTGGTTTATCCATGACACAGAGATTGCGCTGATCGTCAGAACATTTGGTTACTTCCAGCTGTAACTGATTTAACACCGATTGAGTTTCAGTCACTTGTAACTGTTTTGCAGCCAACTGTTTGTCCAGATCCGGAACTGGCTGTCCACAAGTGTAACAACGATTTTCACTTAAACTAATCAGTTCAGCCTGTAATCTTTCCAGTGTTTTTTGCTCACGTTTTAGAGCTAGACTTTTTTGCTGACACAACTGTTCCAGATGCTGACGTTGTTGTGTTAACTGCTGATATTGTTTCCAGCTTTCGTGTAAAGCAATTTCAGCTTCAATATCCACACTGCTCAGTTGTTCAATAGCTGATTCAGTGATTGCGATATCGGATTTTTTACGTTCCTGCCAGGTTTGTTGACGCTTTAACAGGTTAGAGATCTGCTCCTGTATACGCTTGTTGGCATTAGTGACTGCTTGAATTCTTTGTTCTTCCTGGGTGATCAGGTCTCGGGTGGCTTTCATTTGCTCACGAAGACGATCAGCTTTTTCACTTAGCAAAGTGATTCCCAAGAGCTGCTCAATGATGGTTCTCTGTTCATTGGCTTTTAACGCCAAGAACGGATTAGTATAAGTGTTGAGAGCCACCACATGCTGAAACATGTCGTGTGTCATTCCCAGCAATTGATCAATGGCATTTTGTGTTTCACGACTATCACCCTGTGCTTCATCTGCTGCCTGCTGTTCCTCATTGTTGATGAAGAACTTGAATACGTTGGGTTTTCTGCCTCGTTCAACACGATATGCCTGGCCTTGAATTTCAAAATCCACTGTGACCAGCAGATTTTTTCCATTGGTTTTGTTGATGAGATTTTCTTTTTTGATGTTAGAGAGTGCTTGACCATATAAAGCATAACTCAGTGCGTTTAAAACGGCTGTTTTCCCTGTACCATTCCTTGAACCACCATCTTCGCCACCCAAGTCAATATTTTCACCCAGGACCAATGTGAGGTCCTGGGTGTCAAATTTCACTGCTTGTGTATTCTGACCCACACTGAGGAAATTTTTAACTGTGATATTCTTAATCTTAAACATGTTATAAGTTACGGTATATATCCATCAGCAGATTGTTGTCATAAAATTCACTGTTGATATTAACAATTTGTGCATTTACAATCTGATCCACGCTCTCAAACTTCAGATCCGGCGCTGCGGTGTCTTCAGTGTGAGCATTGTCTTTTTGACTTATCAAACTAATTTCTCTGAGTTGATAAGTTTCGCAAAAAGTTTCTTTCACAAAGCTGGCTTCTTCGTAAGAGATATCCACGTCCAGGCGAATCCTCACATAGCTGTTGGGCAACAGATAACGTTCTGGTTCCTGAATTACATCGCTGATGTTGAATACACGATAACGTGGAGCTCCGGGCCAAGCATAGTAAGTGGGTTCTGATCCCCATTCCAGTATCATGCAACCACGGTCATCGTCGCCGGCGTCACTAAAGTTGTGAGGGAAACAGTTACCCATGTAGGTGATGTTTCCCTGAGTCTGACGCTTGTGGAAGTGGCCTGTGAATACCTGACCAATACGCTGAAAATCGTCGGCTTTTAATTCGCCCAGATCCGGCATCTGTACCATGGCATTCATGAGAAAGTTGGGCAACTCCAGATGCCCAAACAGATACTGCCCTTGTTGTTTTTGAATCTTTTTGTAGTCTTCTCCCACTAACCAGGGTGCAAACACACAGTCGCCCTCGGTGTGGAAATCGTTGATGATATCCACACGATCTATGTTGCGAGCCCAGCTAACACTGTATAAGTCACGACGATCACGGTAAAACAAATCGTGATTGCCGGGTATCATGATGGTTCTGGGAAAAGTCTTGCTTACTAATTCCAAACATTCCAGACTGTAATTCAGAGTCTGTACATTAATGGTGTTGCGATTGTTGTGAAAATCTCCCAAAAACAAACAGATATCGCAACCATGCTGCCGTCCTAAGTCGCACATCCACTGAACAAAATTCAAACAATCCTGATTGTGTTGCAACCCATTGCTTTTATATCCCAGGTGAATATCAGTAAACGCCATGGCTTTTTTGAATAAATTGGGCATAGTTAATTATATTTTAATAACTCCAGTAAGTCTACTAAAAAGGTTTAAAACCGGTATAAAACGCTGCTGCTATAAGTGCGCTACAGGGTATAGTAATAACCCAGGCCATCACTATGCGACGAGCAGTTTTCCACTTCACATTGGGTTCTGTTTCGCTCGCACCCACGCCCAAAATACCACCAGTAATAGTATGAGTAGTACTGACGGGAATGCCCATGCTACTAGCAATAAACAACATAATACTACCACCAGATTCCGCACAAAATCCTCCTCTGCTGTCCAGCTTGGTTAACTTAAACCCCAGTGTGTCAACGATTCTCCAACCACCAGCCAATGTGCCCAACCCAATGGCCAAAAAGCTGGCCAGTATTACCCAGTAGGGTATAACATCAGTGGCTTTGAGCTGGCCGCCAGCCACCAATATCAGGAAAATAATTCCAGCAGTTTTTTGTGCATCATTGGCACCGTGACCCATGCTATAACATGCACTGCTGGCTAACTGGGCCCACCGAAACTTCTGATCCAGCGTTTTATTGGTTGTGGGCCAGATAGCTCTGGCTGCTGTATTGATACCCGCACCCAGCATAAATCCAATCACTGGGCTCAGCACAATAAAAGAACCAATCTTCACGATGTTATCCCAAATCAGTGGGTCTGTACCGGTTTTGCACACAGTTGCTCCGATGAGTCCACCAATCAGTGCGTGACTGCTGCTGGTAGGCAATCCATAATACCAAGTGATCATGTTCCAGGCAATAGCACCCATTAGACATCCAAAAATCACATTGAGGTCAACCACGCTGGGTTGAACAATGCCTTTGCCGATGGTGGCAGCCACGTGATTGCCAATAAAAAACACCGAGACAAAGTTAAAGACAGCAGCCATGGCCACTGCCTTTCTGGTGCTCAATGCTCCTGTGGCCACCACTGTGGCTATGCTGTTGGCTGCGTCATGAAAACCATTGGTGAAATCAAAAACCAATGCTATAAAAATTAAAAATAAAATACTGACTAATACTGGGTCCACGTTAAAACTCCTGACTGTTTGACCACTTCATCTGACGACTGAAACTGGGCGTTAGTCCATGTTGCTCCAGCAGGTCGTCACGCAGGTCCTGGTTGCGTTTTTCTATATTTAGGATGCGAGTAAAACTGTTGGTCAAAGTGGCAGTAAAATAACTGAAAGGATTGGAGCTTTTGCTCTCATCAAATTGCAATCCGATTTGGCTTAACTGTACCAATGCTGCGCCACGCATCTCTTCGTTGTAAGTATACCCACGCCAGTTACTGCGAGTGGCATAACGTTCACATAACTTCAGGAACATCAGTGCCAAATTCTCAGTCATCTGACCATGCGTTTTACTAAAGCTGCCAGTGTCTAGGTCACCCGCCCAGTGACTTTTACCCACGCACCGCACACTGTGATCTACGTTGATTCTGTAATGTTGAAAAGGCGGAAAATTCACACGGATATGTGTGGGGTCTGGTGCTGTCATTATGAGCTTTTCGATGTCTTCTTCGGGTTCCTCTACTTCAGGTTCAATTTCCTCCAGAAATTTCTGTGCTTTGCTTTTTTTCTGTGCCTTGGGTGGTTTGGGTGGAGCCAGTGGAATATGATCCCAGGTCATGATTCGGAACACCAGGTCACTCACTGGTATACACAGTGGATCTGCTTCTTCGCCGGTTTCACGGCGTATTCTTTCAGCTCGATTAGTCTGTGCAGCCAGGATGTTCTGATGTATGTCGGTGACTTTGTGTAAGATAACATCAAACTGATGATCATTGACTGGATCCTGAAAACTGCAATAACTATTTTTGCTAAGATGAATTTCCTTCATCATGTCGCGGTTGTTTAGGTAATTGGTTCTGCTCATATCTAGATATATACATATATTTTAGCATGGATAAATAACTTAGTAAAGGAAATAAGTTATGGCCAATCCTTCCACGGCTGCAGCAACTACATCCACTGTATCACCAGATGATTCACAAACAAAAGCCACTGCGACTGTTCTGGCCAAGCTCACACACAAAATCAAAATTTCATTACCGCCCGCAGCGGTCGGAATTTTTTACAATGATCCCAGTAATCAGTTATTACTTCCTCTAAAGAAAACAGCAGGATTTTTATTTCCTATTCAGCCAGCTATTACTACAGGTTTTGATGCAAAATACCAGGAAATTGCACCCACCCACAGTAATTTTCCCTATCAGATGTATCAGAGCAGCAGCATGAAACCCATTAGTTTAACTGGAGATTTCATAATCAGAAATCAATACGACGCACAATATGTTAATGCTGGCATACATTTTTTACGCTCACTAACCAGAATGTTTAATGCTCGTGATGGAGTATATGCTGGTGCTCCGCCGCAAGTGGTTAGGTTGCATGGGTTGGGATTTACTGCTTTTGACAACATACCCTGTGTGTTGACTGATTTATCTATAACATTTCCCGATAGTGTTGATTACATAACTTTTCAAATTAATAAATCATCTTCAGTTTTTGGCTCCGAAACGGCCAGAATACCAGTGAATCTCAGTATTCAGGTTTCATTGACTCCGGTGTTTAGTCGTGATTTTATCACCAACACTTATAGCACTATTGGCTTCAGTAGTGGCGCTGTGCGTCTGCTGGGGCGTAATGAAGAAAAACAAAAAAATAAGTCAGCTGATGAGACAGCAGGTGCAGTCAACGGATCAACAGATGCCTCAGTTCCCAGCAACAGTGCGAGCCCAAATACTAACGCACTAAGTGTGGAATCCAAAAAACAAGTATTATCCAATGCAGTTAAAGGAATCACAAAAGCTTCGGATTTGCTGAATAAAGGAAAAGAAACTCTAAGCAAAATAACCAGCTCTCCCAGCACAGGTTTAGCAAAATTGACCAGTAAACTCCCGGGCGTATTACCCAACGTGGGATCTGCTATTGGCACCACTGCGTTAAATGCAGTAACCAATAAGGCCTTGGACAAACTGATCAACACTCCGGGACAGCAGTCTGGAGTGGCAAAAGTCCTGGGCCAGGGCGTAAAAGTTGTGGGTAAATTCATGTGAGATTTGAGTAAAAAAATGAAATATTCCAAACACAGTCCCTATTATGAAACACAAAACGATGCTACCGGGAAATATCTGGATCAGATGGTCAGCAGAAATGTTCCAGCGTCTATAAATGATCTAACTTATGAAATCACCTCAAAATATAATCAGCGTCCTGATCTTTTGGCTTATGATCTTTACGGAAAAAGTGAACTCTGGTGGGTCTTTGCTGAGAGAAATCCCAATACGCTGGTGGACCCCGTGGGTGATTTTCGAGTGGGTGTGAACATCAGTATACCTGACAAAAAGACACTGTTTAGTGCGATGGGAATCTAACATGGCCAACAGTATACAATATTCACGTTTAATCAAACAATCCAAGGAAGAGATCGCTCAATTACAACAGTGGGCAGCTGAACTCAATGCTATTCCTAAGCCCACTGCTGGGCAGATTCGGGCTCGGGATGACTTTTTTCAAAAAATTACTGCACTTCAGCAAGAACTTCAACAATATCAGCAAGGATATGATCAAGCATTAAAAGATGAACTGGAATATCAGAAAAAAGCTGATGAAAAGGCTGCTGCTGACAAAAAAGCTGCTGATGAAAAGGCTGCTGCAACAGCGGTTGATGAAAAAAAAGCAGCCGGAGAAAAAGTCAAATCACAAACTCAACCCACGGCTGCAGAAACTGCCAGCGCAGATCCCAATGCTAAAGTACAAACACCCAATGATAAACCCAATACACAACAACCCAAATCTCAAGTAAGCGGTACAGAATCATCTAAATCTGTTTCTGAAGATCAGACCACGCCGTCAGCGCAATCCACAGTGACAAAAACAAACACTGACGTGGTAAAAGCTGGATCAGCGAAAACTACCG